AATTGAGCCGTTTGTATAAACGACGCACTACTAGCATCCTGCTCATCGTAATAAAGTCCCATGGCACACTCACCTCCAGTAGAGGTTGGGCAAGAAGGCACGTAATACAACGCCAGCTTCAGCCATGTCCATTTCGAGAAGTTGTTCACAATATAATTAAGATAGGTGAACTGGTTAGGTATGACAGGCAATGTAACATAATTCAAAGCGCCTAAGGTCGTCATACCTAGTGTAGTGAGAGGCTCACAGTGGGATATTATTAATCCATTACGCGCAGCAGATGAGAACATCTGCCTATTTTTAGTGAGACCGCCACTGGTAGATGGCTGACTCAACCGATAAGTATTCAATGGCGATCTTGTCACCCCATTAGAGCTACCTCCAAGGGTAGGTCGATCAGGGAACATACCTGGATACTTCTTCTTAGTCTTTCCAGGAATCTTCTTAGGAGGCATGGCGAATCTCTTGTCAAGCTTGTTAAACAACTCCGGATGTGCTTCTTTGAGGGGAAGGTTATTGTGCTTGTTCCTCAACTCGTAAGCGTTAAGTTTCTTCTGTTCGGAGACAATCTTAGAAAGTGCAGCAACACCTAATAAGGGTAAAAGTGCTGGTGACAAGGCAGGGGGTTTAAAACCTTTAGCAACGGGTGTATAATTCAACCCAAGCTGTGCTAATTCAGTATCTATTAATGCTTCTTCTTGTGCAATTAGTCTAGCTAAGTCACTCATATGACATGTAACAATTCACAATTCTATTAGTATTCTGGTTTGTAGTAATCGTGGTCTGGCTGTGAAAATTCCTTAATATTGATGATATCTTTACCCAGGGCCGGCGTTCCCAGGTTATCAAACTCAAACTCTAACAATTGCTGCCGGTAAGGACTTAGTCCAAAGGCTTTGTGAAAGCTATGCCTAGCAATATCACAAACACCTTTCCCGGTGTAGTACATGTTATGAGTCAAGTTGACCATGCCGCACCTCCAAAGGGGGTGAAGTCGCATGTTGGAACTATCCCCCATGCGACACATCCACTTATAGTACGCTCCATACAACGGCATGCCATCAGTAAGTGCCAAACCACATTCCCCAATTGCTCTAAACCAAGCTCCCACTGTTTCGGGAGACACCAAGGTTGTCAAATCCTTGTTCAGTGACGTCAGTAATCTAACCATAACATACTGGTCACCACGATGGACGGGCTTCGTCTGACAGAATTCCACTTCTTCTAAAACGTTGACGACGCCCTCTACTTTCATATCAAACCCAAGAGAAGAATACCAGGAAGGAACAGCATTGAGAAACCGCGAACGGTCAACATCTTCCATAAACACGGTAATATCATCTCCATTGTCCATCACTTCATGACGAATACCTAAAGTATTACATAAACTATAGGTCATAGCAACCATCAACACACAATTCCCTAGCGCGGTATCCATATCACCACTCATTCGACTGCCTCGTTTCTTATATGTCAGAAACCCATCTTTGCAGCTAGCACGCCCTTTGTTGACGTACATCAAATTCAAACAGCGCTCCAAATCATCTCCCTTTATAAACTTGCGGTACACTGAATGAGTGTACTTCAAAGCATCAACACTGACATGTTGATCAAAACGACTAGCATCTAAAGATATAGCCACGGGAGTCTTAAAGAGAGACCATTTACGATGTATTATATCGCCTGTTTGAGCAGCATTAAAGCCTTTGGCGACACATGGATACTTATACAACTTACCTAGAGCTTTATAAATCAGGTGTTCGGCAGGTTTGATATATTGTGCGAACAACAAGTTAAAACGCG